AAGGCAGATATGGAGCCTCACCACCCGAATGGTCGTCGGGGCTCTGATCTGCTTTGTTACATATGGTTGCACCCGCTGTGTCACAGATGGGTTCATGACAACCCCAAAAAAGCAGAAGAACGAAAACTCTTAATAAAAGGAAGGAACAGACCATGAGCAACGCATACAAACAGCAAGGATTATTCTCTCAGTTGGAAGTTGATAAAGCATTTGTGGGGGCCGAGGCACATGCTGCCGAGCTGGCAATCAGGAGGGTAGAGGATGCAAACTCGCCCGATCCCCTCGACGAGGCAGAGGCTGACGCAATCACCGCGCTCGCATCTCTGCCAGAATTAGTTTCGTCAGACACTATCCTTCCGGACCTCTCACGCTACGGATTCACTGATAATCGAGCAATGGGGCCGATCATGCGGAGGCTGGTAGCCAAGGGATTCCTCGCCACTACTGGAACATTCCGTAAATCAGAACGACAAGGGAGCCACCGGAGGCCAACGGCTGTATATCTCAACACGACGATCACACCATGAACCCGCCCAGCCATTACGACATCGCGGACATCAAGGACCGCGTCAAAATCTGGAACGTCCTGCACCACTTCGGGCACGACTGCCCGGAAACTTGCAAGGCCATCCGGTCGCCCCTGAGGGATGAGCGCAACCCCAGCTTTTCCATATTCTCTGACGGGACCATGGCCAAGGATCACAGCACGGATGATAGCTACGATGTAATCAAGCTCTACGAGGTCCTTGCTGGTTGCAACACGCATGAGGCCATTGTCGGATGCGGCCAACTCGCTGGCCTCGCACCATCAGACCTCCCCCCGCATTTGTCCGTCCCCCCTGCCCCACGATCCCGTCTCTCTCCCTCCGGGGGGAGCCCATCCAGAATGAAGGAATCCCTTGGGGAATACACCGATGGCCGTATAGCGGAGATGCAGGACACCGCCCACATGGCCCTCCGAGACCCGGGCAGCATCTTATCTAGGTTCTGCGAGAGCAAGAACCTGCCCAAGGAGTTTATTGAGGCAATGATAGGGCACGGTCTGGTTGGGGTCCTTGAGGACAAGTCCCTTGGACAGCCAGCCATTGCTTGGATGTTTGAGAACAGCCACTTTGGGAAGGCCTGCAAGTTGCGCCTTGCGTCTGACTCGTCACACAAGACCGTTTGGTGGCACGGCAAAGCCCAAGAGCATCTATTCGGAGAGCAACTCATGCTCCACGGAACCGGGTGCTCGGCCATGATTACCGAGGGGGAGTCGGACACGCTGGTCCTTTTGCAGCTAGAGATCCCGGCCCTTGGGGTGACAGGGGCAGGCATCCAGCCGCACCCAAAGGTGATTCACTATTCCTGTAGCTACAAGGACGTTGGCATCTGGATGGACAACGACCCGGCAGGGCGGAAGGCGACGTTAAAGTTGCAAGAACATGTTGCAAGCCATGCCTCGGGAGCAACGGTCCACGAAGGAATCGGCTCACGGGTCCCAGAGGGGATGGACATCGGGGACTGCTTTTCCAAGTGGGGAGAGAAATTTTCAAGATACGCCCTGCGAGAACTTGACACCCTTACCCTTAAACATAAACCAAGCAAGCCACATACATCATGAGCAAATCTACAACCAACATCGTAAGACCCAACAGCGCCAGCCACTGGTATAAGGTGGACGGCAAGCGGGTCACCGCATTCCATTCCGTTCCCTACGCAGGGAAGCGAGGAGAGGCCGGGGAAACTCGCAAAACAACCCTCAGAGACGCTAGGAAGGTGGGAGCCTTCCCCTCTGTTACCAACATTCTCTCCATCCTGCACAAGGAGTTCCTTGAGGCCTACAAGATCAACCAAGCAATTCTTGCCGCCCTGACCCTCCCCCGCTTCAAGGACGAAGGAGGGGATGAATTTGCGCGGAGAGTTGTCGGGGATTCCAAGGAACACGCCAACTCTGCCGCCAGACTGGGATCGCGCATTCACGAATACGCCGCCAAGGTTCTGACCGGGGAGAGCGTGGACGAGTTCGCCCACGAGGTGGTAGAGGGCCGGAACCTTTCAGAGGTGTGTGCCCCCATGGTGAGGGTCATCAACCGCCTTCACCCCTCTGGGAAAACAACGGATGCAGAGTTCTCGGAATTCTATGTTGCGAGCAAGACCGGATATGCAGGGACCTGTGATGCCATAATGTGGCTTGATACGAAGCAGGAGCACATCCAGAACATGCTTCTGGAGTCCGGGTATGGAGCCTTTACGGACAAGCCGCAAATCGCAGTGATAGACGTTAAGTCCCGGGGCTCTGAAGCAAAGAAGGCCCCGGTATACGAAACGGACCTATTGCAACTCGCGGCATACCTCCACGCCATTCCCCAAACGGTCGGGCTGGACATGACAAACATGGATGTTTCCCGCGTCCCTGTCGCCAATCTCCTAGTGAACACATCTCCGAATGCTGGCAAGGATGGCATATGGGAATCCGAACTCATCATCCACAAGAAGGAAGAGGTAGAGGAGGCGTGGCTCGCATTTATTTGCCTCTACAAAGTTTGGAGATGGATGAAGAATTACGACCCACTTGTAACCAATAACACCAAGACATCATGAACCTGAAAGACATCAAAGAAAGCCCAGACAAGACCGCCGTTGACTCCCTTCGCGGGGTGGTGGACAAGCAGTATCCCCCCGCAGACCGGAGCGAGAACGATCTGAAATGGCAGCAGCACAGACAGTCCATCCTTATTAACGATGGGAATGGGACCAAGGTCATGATGACCCTTATGAAGTCCCCTATGCACATCCTCGACTCCATCGAGGGGCAGGAGATCGCTCTCACCGCAGGGACCAATGAAAAGGGGGAGAAGCGCGGCCTCGTCGTCAACAGGTGGCAGAAGAAGGGAAGCGAGTATGATTCAGTCGTGGTAAAGGTTTACCCCGAGGCGACCATGCGGGTCCTCCCTCCGGGGGGAAGCAAGTCCGACCCCGCCGAGGCGCCCGTCCCGTTCTCGCTCACGGAGCCCGAAAAGCAGACCCCCTCCCCAAGCGGGGCGAGCGCGTTTGAGGATCAGATCGAACTGTCCTCTCGCGGGTTCTGCCTTTGCTTGGACAAGGCCGAGGAGATCCTCAGCGAGAGGCCACACGCCCAGTCACCAGAAAACTACAGGGTAGTTGCAACAAATCTGTTTCTGGACGCGAAGCGCCATCTCAAGAGCCTCGGCCCTGCCGAGAAGCCCGAGGCCCCTAAAGAGAAGAAGTCTCCAGAAATGGACAGCAAAACCCTTATCCAGCGATGCATGAAAGGTCACGCCAAGCTGGAGGAGGATGGCGACCTAAGCCCCAAGGCCAAAGAGGTTCTCGCGGACCTTGATTGCCAGATGGACGAGAGGGGATTATGGGATGCCGCCTACGATGAGCTGAGGTCTGGGGCCGAGGAGCAGACTGATGCCGTGAACGCGGTTTATGATGACCACAAGGAAAAGATGGGGGACTGCGTGGAAAAGTTCTTCGTTTCGTCCCCTCTGTATTGGAGGGAACAAGTAATAGAGCAGGCCGGGAGGGATCAGTAATTATGAGCGACAAATCATACTTCAAACTTTCCAACGCCCCGGCGGATCAGCCTCTTTCCTTTGATCTTGAGCAGAAGAAGTTCTACATGGACAAGGACGCTGGGGATGAGGACAGCGTGATAGACCTTTCGGACGCACACGCCGTGGCCAACATGAAGTCCATCGTTTCTCATTCGCGTCCGGAGTGGCTACAACAGTTCTTCTCCCAGATGAGTTCGTTTGTCTCCAAAGCATCTCCAAACGCCACGGTAGACGAGGACACCGGGCAACTGGAGCTTGGGGCGAAGACAATGAAGTCTGACCTCAAGCGGGTATGCGAAGACCTCGCTTGGCTATACGAGGCCCAAGACAGGCAGAGCAAGGAAATCCTCTTGTGGGTTGGGGAGATTATTCTGGATTACTTGGCCCGGGACACAAGGGACCTGACCATCGAGGAGGCCATTGAGGAGCTTGGCCTCCTCAACAGAAAGAACGGAGTCAAGTGGAGCCTGAAGACGTTGGCGCGTTGGCCGCTTGTCGTGCAGAGAATCCCGGCCCCCATCAGACAGCTCCCCATCCCACGCACATACCTTTCAGAGGCCGCGCTGTTCTCTCAACCGGAAGACCCGGGTCAGAAGATACAGTTCAACAATGCTAGGGACGCAATGCTGGTCGCCGTCTCAGAGAAGCCTGACTCATGGAGCAGGGAGAGATTTGTTTCCTGCATGAAGGAACTGCAAGCGCATTTCGGGGTCGAGAGAATCAGAAACGAAGGGGTATCCGCCCTACAGGGGCGCCTTATTGCATACTACCGAATAAGGAATGAGGCGTATCAGTCCGGGCTTGTTCAGACCTTCTACAAGAACAACGACATCCCGGCCAAGGATGTTGCAACTTGGATCTACAACATCGAGGCCGAGTTGATCAGGAGGGACAAGCTGCCTCCGGACCCGTTGGACAAAATACCCAAGGGAGACGGCCTGACCACTACCGCCCGGTCAAGAATTGAAAAACAACAACAAGCATCAACATGAGCAACGCGAAGAAAGCGAGAGAGGCCCTTTACGACCTGCAATCGGAGGAGGGGTTTGTCAGTCACATTTGCAACAACTCCAAGCTCCTTTCCGAGGAGCATGACATTATAGACGCCCTGACCGCAGAGAGAAAGGAGCTGGCGGGGGCGCTTCACGATCTAGCCTCCCAAGGGGAGCCCTTAACGGATGAGGCATTGAGGGTTCACGGATCATCGGAAAGGGTCCGCGACCTTTTTGGCAAACTAGCCCCAATCACTCCCCCGGTTAGCTCGCGGAAACTCGCCACGGCCCTGAGGGAGGTCGCCGCCAGAAGAGAACTCGCCACAGCCGCCTCTCAGGCCTTCTCTGACGCCACCGAGGGGAAGGACCCCGCCCTGACCCCTATCGAGGCCCTAGAGGCCGCTACAAGCCGCTCTAGGGCCATCCTCCAAGGAAGGACCCTGTCGGGGGGGGTGGCCCATGTAGGGGAGCTTAACGAACTCATAGAGGACATTGCTTGGAGGGCCAAAAACCCCAACCAGATAAAGGGGGTTCCCTTCGGGTTTCACAGACTTGAGGGGCTGGTGGACGGCCTACAGGCGTCCAAGCTATACCTGATCGGGGCCAGACCCAGCGTGGGCAAGACCGCCCTTGCGGGTGACATTGTTGTCAATCTCGCGAAACAGGGGATCGGATCAATTTTCTTCTCCTGTGAGATGTCTGACTTGCAGCTCAAGCAAAGGCTTCTTGCGACCATGTCAGGGGTGAACCCCACCAAGTCCCTTCAGGGGGCCCTAATAAAATCAGAACTGGATGACCTGAGGGGAGGGATCATGGCGATGAAAGACTGGCCCGTGTGGATTGATGACACCGACCGGATCAATATAGACCTCTTGAGGTCCCGCGCCAGAAGGGCCGTGTCGAAAGACGGGGTTGGGTGCGTGATCGTGGACTACATACAGCTAGTGAGAGGGGTGGAGCCCAAGAGCAGGATGTCCAAGAGGGAAGAGGTGGGAGAGGTTAGCGGGGCCCTGAAGGCCCTGTCCAAGGAGTTGAGCGTCCCCGTTATAGCCTTGGCCCAGCTACGGAGAACTGGCAACGCCTACAATAGCAATAGCGGCTCCACCGAGATACCCAAGCCCAACTTGGAAAGCCTGAAGGAGTCCGGGGACTTGGAACAGGACGCCGACTGTGTAATCCTATTGCATCGGGACATGAGCAAAAACGCAAGCGAGGCCCATGCTATTGTGGCGAAAAACAGGAGCGGAGCATGTGGCGAGGTCTCTCTTTCCTTTGCCAACGACACAACCTCATTCGGGGAAAATCCCCAGTAGCCGCCTGACGATGAAAAGAGCCCCCAACATACCAACCTCGCTGCAAGGGAACCCGGCGGTGAGGTTCGTCTTGCAACAACGCGCCTCGGCAGAGAAGACAATTGAAGGCTGCGACAAACTGCTCGCTCAATACATGGTAGAACACCTACCCGCTGACGAAACCAACATTACCCTGCCCGACCTGACACCCAATCAAGAACACGCCCTCAGCTACATTGTGGGAAGCTATATTAGCAACGGAGCCTCCCCAACCCTCAGGGAGCTGATGGGCCACATGGGGTGGCACTGGATGAACTCTGCCAGCAATGTTGTTTCCTCCTTGGTCAAAAAGGGCTACTTGCAAAAAACCAAGCACGGGACAAGATCCATTGTGCCCCTGTATAACAGGCTGAAGAGGAAGGTTAGGCACCACCACGAATGAAGGGACAAAAGAGCGATGCCCTCGACCTCTTACGCAGCAAAGGCTTTGAGAAAGGCCCTGATGGAATCTGGCGCAAAAAAGGTAGCGCATGTAGTGATAGCTCAGGTGGGCCCAACCCTAAACCTGCTAAAAACAAACCGAAGCATAGGAAAAGAGTTCCGAGCAAGGCAAAGCCAGTATGCCGCACTGTTGCAATCGTTACCGTCAGAACCGTCCGATCCCGGGACTACGACGGATTGGGAGCCGCCTCAAAGCACTATCTGGATGGACTTCGACACATCGGAATGTTTGAAGATGATTCCCCAGAACACCTCGAAGTCCTTGCAGTTGCAGAACGTGTCAGGCATTTTCGGGAAGAAGAAACGATCATCGAACTCTTCCAAGTAGAGCTTGCAGAGACGCCCCCCCCTACATAGCTTCCGCAAGGACGGCGAGGGCCCGATTGCGTGTTTCACGACAAGAGACAATCCAGCCCTAATCGTCCCCAAAGAAACCCCGACTCCCACGAATGGGGGCCGGGGCCCTTCGGATGCCAGTCCTGCTGTGAAATCTATTTGGACTTTTTCCCGCCTAGTGAGCGGTTGAGTCGTTTACTAATAATCCTAGTCTTGGAATTATTCAAGCCCCCTTTTGTGCTGGCCCCCACATGGTCAACTTCTTTCCCCCGGAGGGAGAGCTTGCCATGAATCCTTATAGCGGCCCTCCTCGCGCCGTTCCTCTGTCCCCTGCGCTTCTTTTGCTCAGGGCGGGAGTTGTAGGACCTCTGCCTGATCGAATCAGCCGTTGCCCCGGCCTTATATTGCCCTAGTCTTGGCATTTATTTCCTCCTTGGCCTCACAGGCTTAGTTGCGGGTGTCTTGGCGTGTGGTCCCGTGTTCACTACCGGGGGCTCCGGGGGTTTCTTCTCTTGCGAAGACCTCCTGTAATTAATCGGCCTTGTGTAGTATCTCCCGTCCTTGCCCTTGTAGGTTTCATTTCCCGCCTCCATCTCCCCTATCTGGGTCTTGATGAAGGACTTGTGCCCCGCGCCCTTGAATATAATTCCGCTTTTAGGGTCCCTGCTTGGCCAATGGTCAGTCTTGTCAGGCCCCAGCTTGGCCTTACGGGCACCCTCGTAATCGTATCGGGGCCCCTCCGGGTCAAACTTCTTGGGCTTGTTGGGCATTTCAGTATCCAACTGCGACCTTGCGGACGCCCCTAGCTCTTGTGGCCTTCTTGGGCTTTCGAGGAAGGGCCTTTGAGCCACCCTGCTTGGGCCCAACATTCACCACCGGGGCGGGTCCGACCTTTGGGGGACCAGAACCCTTGCGGGACTCGTATTGAACCTTTTCCCCCGATGGCTTTTCAGCAGGCGCTTGGGGGGACTTCGTCTTGGCCCCCCTACCGGAAATCGCCCTAGCCGCTGCCCCGCCTAGAGAGTAACCCTTGTGGAAGGCCCCTAGAGCGGACCGAACTTTTTCTGATCTCGACTTGTCAGGCATAATGCACAGATTGCCAAAAACACTTGCAACTTGCAAGTTTAATACCCCGGGGGCAGCTTGCGAACCTTTTTGATGGCGGATCGGATTATGGAGAAAATCTTCCTGTTTGGATCGTCCTCCCCGAAAGGGGTGGCCTCTTTGGGGTCCCCGTAATCCCAAGGGGCCAAAACGATATCCTCGTCCCCGTCCTTGATCAGGGTCCCCCTTAGCCTGAAGAGCATGGGCCTGTTGCCGTCCTCAACATGGTCGAGAAACCAGACAACGTAACCCTCACCCAACTTTAGCTTCAGTGGCACATCCAATTTTACCAAAACCCCCCGGAGTTGCAACTCTCCGAGGGGCTTGAGGACAGCGTGTGTGTTTCTGCCGACAAAATCGACACGTTTCTGGAACATGTCCATCCCATCGACTTATTCAGTAGAATCCCCTTCTTCCCAAGTGTCCAGTGGCAATGCCTCTTTTTAGCGTTTTATCCATTTTCCTCAAATCCCTTGGCAGGGGGATGTCCTCGTATCTGTTCCTGTAGCGGGTAGCCTGCTCTATAACGCACAGGCCTATTCCCGCGCTAATAACGTCATCATCGTGAGATCCCCGCAAGGCCTCGGCCTTTCCTTTGTCATTCACGCAAAAAGACTCGCACTCAGAAACCAGACGTAAGCAGTTTAGGTGAACGCCTCCCCCGTCTTCCCCATACCCCCGGATGCTCCTAGCCATGGTCTCCTCGATTTGCAGCCTTGTGGAGCTTGAGGTGTGCCACCCGAAGGCCTTGGATCTCTTCTGGTTCACATGGTTGAATATCTCCCTCTGGTAAATAGGGATATCCCCCTTGGCCCTGACAAGCTCAACAAACCCCCGGTCACAGTTGATCTCGGAAACCACAAGGCATTTCCCATACCAGAGAGCCAGCCTGTAGGTCCACTCAGACAGAACGTCTATGTCCCACCTACACTCTGGGACCAATCTTGCAACCATGGCAGGAGGGGTCCACCCCCTGTCTCTGTCGAAAAACCCCTTTCTCCACACCAATACTGAGTGGCAGTCCGGGTCCTTCCCGCCGACCTGAGATTGTCCGGTCATGAGGTCCGCGCTGATAAGGTAATAATAGCCCTCCCTTGGCCGCTCATAGCAATGAACCACCGCCTCCTCAGAGGAACATTGGCGGAAGTTGATCAGCTTCCCCTTCTCGGAAAGCTCAGGGATGCCGTATGTTGGGTTCTGAGTGGTCGCATGGGTTCTTTGCCAGTCGAGCCCATCTCGGCTGAAGCGAGTCCTAGCAGAGGCCCTGAAGGCGTGTTGGGGCGTAGTGGGGAACTCCCTGTCGAACTTGGTTTCGTCCCCGTCGCACTCGCTCGCCAGAATTTTCCTGCGCCAGTTGATATGCCCAATAGTGATAGTGTGCTCGTTCCCGCTTTTGTCCCTACACCTATAGTCGGCTATAAGCTCCCTCTCTGTGGGGGTCAGGGATCTCCTGATGTCCTCGGCTTCAACGGCGGTTAAGTTGTCGCGAGCGTCCTCAAAGGCATACCAAGGGGCAAAGATCCTAATCCATCGCCCCTTCCATTGCCCCTTCTTCAGCGCTTGGACATGCTCCCAGTCATCTGCGTCATTCCAGCGGTCATAGAACACCCCGGAGGGGCCCTGAGCGGTAGACTCCAGCACCACCGCAGTATCTGGAAGGTCAGGGACGCAGGCCATCACCCCGGTCAGAATCTCAGCAGAATTCCTAGCCGGGGTGTCTCTCCACCGACCGATCTCAGTTGCAAGAACGAAGTGGAACGTGCCGGATCGGCCAGCCTCAGAGTCTTGGGCCGTCTCCTTCTCCAAAATGGAGCCATTCCCGAACGCCCCTCTCTCATTGGTTATTCTGGGGGCCTCATGAGGCCACTTCATCTTGTCGTAATCAGAATACCTTCTGGTAATTTTCCATAAGTTATCCGTCTGACTAAATTCGCCCCCAATAATTAGTCCGTTTGACTGCCGCCTCTGCAACATGTGGTATAAGCAGGCCGTTGTGACCGTGGACGACCCCTTCTGGCGTGGCTTGAGGATAATTATCCTACATGGATATTCATTCTCTCTGCACCATCTTATCGCGTCACACACTTGCTCTTGCAGGTAGTTCAGCACCGGGGTGCCTACCGACCCGTCCTTTTTGAGAATCTTCCCGAATTGCTCAACCCAAGCGTCTTCGTTTTCCATGCAAGCGGCTCGCAGAAGCTCATCGGCCTGCTCATCCGTCAACTGAACATCTATCTCGCCCATCCGTATTCCTTCGCTATTTCCTGAGCCTTCTCGTCTTCGGGGTAAAACCTGCCGCCCCATATTTGGTTGTGGGCCCTGTAGGGGCCGAGGGGGACGATCCGAACGAACCATTCGCCCCTGTATTTACCGTGTGAATCCTTGTATCGCAAGTTGCCTGCAAAATGCGAGCCCGTTTTTGCAACCTGCAACCACCTCTGGTAATAATTGTCCCCTTCGCTGCTATCGTACACAAATGACTGCCAGCCAAGCCCCACCAGCTTTGAGTCATCGTCGTCCACCAACGTCTCGTATGCCCTGTTCACGAATATGGCCTCACCATTAGAGGTGCATCTAAATGCCGGGTAGGGGGCCTCTTGCAACTCCATCAGCCTTTCGCTGACCAGAAGCCTGACTTCGTCCTTCAGGGACGTCCCCCCGTTCGTCTTCAGCTCAGAGGCAAAGAACTCCTGCCTATCTGAAACCTTCTGAAGCTCTTCTTTTATAGACAGAAGCAACCCCGGCATTTGCCTTTTCTGCCTCCTCCTTATCCACCACTTTTTCCACGCCCCCCTCCCCCTCGTCGTCAGGGACCATATCGCCAACAGGGCGGATGCCACTGCCCCTAGCGCCGTCAGCGTTGTGTAAAAGTCTATATGCACAGCCGTCACTCATCTTTTAATATGGGAATATCGGCCTTGGGGGGATTGAAGCCCCTCCAGCACGACGAAAACAACACTTGGTCCTCAAGGACCCTGCACTCAATGATGTGAGCGCCCGTGTGGGCCGCTAGGCCATTCCGCATCATGAATTGGCTCTGCCTTTGGGTGCACCCCGCCATTACGGCGGCTACGCCCCTGTAGGCCGGGAGGGTCATGGCCTTGTGGAAGTGGCCAATAAGCAAAACGTCAGGCTTCTGGCCCGACTCAATCTGCTCGATTATCTTCTGGGGCTTATAGCTGAGGGCATAGCTGCTCCCCCCTCCGGGGTGAAGCATGTCAATACGTATGTCCTTCCCCCCCTTCCTCTCAACAATCCATCTGGCTGCGTCCGACCCGAGGTAGTTGATGTCCTCTCTGCGCTCCCCGATCCTAGCGCAAACATCCGTTCCCCCGTTGTTCATGTGCGCTGCATCATGGTTTCCCGAGATCAGGTGGGTGGTGATCCCCTTTATGTAGGGGTAATGCTCAACGGCCCAGTCTATTTGGGCGTCGGCCCCGTGCTTGTGGACCTCGTGCTCATGGCCCTTTCTCATCTGAGCGCCCTCCGTCATGTCGCCGCAGTGGTAAACGGTCTTGATCCCCTCCTGCCCGAACCACTCGTAGATGGCCTTTGTCATGGCTATCTCCTCGTAGATGGAACCAAAGTGTGTGCAGCTAAGAACGCCGAACTTAAAAGGGGGCGCTTTCTTGGGGAGAGAAATCCTTTGCAAGGCCCTCTCATTTGCCAGCACTTCAAGCTGGTCACGAAGAGACAGTATCTGCCCGGCATGACCCTGAGCAAATTCATCTAGGGTCTTCCCTCGTTTCTCGGACATGCCTAGCCAACCCCGAGGATTTTCTTCATTTGCATTATAATGTGCGCGGGGGCCCACACATTAAGGCTGCCTTTCTTCAGTCGGTATTCTGAAAATTCAGGGGAATCAGCGTGACGCCTCCAGTGGTGAACCGAAATGCCACAAATCTCCCTGAAGTCGTAGTCCTCGAAATACTCCTCTTTGTCTTCAGAGAGCAACCCAAGGACCTTGGTCCTTATTATCAGGTCAACGTCATGCTTGGCCCGAAACTCGCTCATGTCCTTCCCCTTCAAGGAGGGCTTTCTGACCCCAACGGGCCTTGATGGGGGGGGCTTTAATCCGAGGTCATTCCTGATTTCATCGACATCGGCAACCTTGCAATTGCAATTATGGGCGATTTTCCCATTAGTGGCCAAGGGGTGGCGGATTGCCGCTTTCTCTATTCTTGCTCTCAGTTCGCTGTCCATTGCTTTGAGATTGCTTGGGTTGTTTATTTTAGTTTCAGGCCCCGCTCAAATAGCCCGGCCTCTGCATCCCTCCTTTTAATTAGTCCGTCCAGCCCCCTCCCGAGCCAAAGACGCCTCATAGATCGTATTTCTCTGGGGACCCGTCCCGCATAGCCTTCTGCTATATGGCTCCTTATGTTGGCCATTTCGCTTCTGCGCGAGCCCCTCATGCTTCCTCCCCGGTTGAACACCAAAGAGACTAGGGCCCCATTGCAGTGAGGGTGCAAACGGTCTTCAGTTAGGAGGAACGCGCCTTTTGTTGTTTTTGCAAACCTTGGCAGGGTTGACCCCTCAAACACCCCCTGAGCCTCTTCCCAAGAAATCCTGACCCGCCTCTTTACTGAGGACAGGGCATATTTCCCTGAGCTTCCCTTCCTCCCCGATACGCTAATAAGCGCGTCCACCTCAGAGGAAGAAAGAACCCCTCCCCAGTCGCGGCGGATCTGCTCCGCAGTATTATACCCCAGATCATATCCAAAGCCGACGGTGACCCCGCTGGCCCCTCCCGGCCATGTGGGAGTTGCAAGGCGCTTTTGATAGTAAGTCTTGCCCCCCACCTCGTAGCCCACGATGAGGTCCCGGGCTTCTTCGCTAACAGGCAATGAAAGGCCGGGGATTACGCCGCCTCCCTCCCCGGAGAAGTCCCTCAGAGAGGCACTTGCCCCCGAGAGCATAATGCTGGCGAAAAACACCAGCACCGCAATAATGATAAGACGAGACTTGTGCTGCGGGGGGGTCTCCGCCCACCCGGCATCAAATGTCTCTCCTATGTCCTTGCCCAGCGTGTGCCTGAACCCAATCCTCAACAGGGCAAACGCCAACGCGCTAGCCACAAGGGTCTTGGTTACAGTTGATGCTAGGTCCACAAAGGTGAACGCTTCTACGAGGCCAAAGGCCCCATCAAGCCAACTTGCAACACCTAATACGGCGTAGAAGATGGCCACTCCAATAAGCGCGAACGTAATGTCGCGCTTAATACTGTTGTCCTTGTTTTTAGCCATATCTATTCAGGGTTATTCGGGGCGGTCCACGCTTCTCCAGAGAGCGTCTCCAGAATCTCTGCGTGATTCAGTTGGGCTTTTCCCGCAAGAAACGAGGGCGTAGAGCCAATGAATTTTACAAAGGTCTGGGAACCGTCCACTGAGTAGCGGAGCGTATCTGCGGATGTTTCGAGGACTTCGTTGAAGTCGATATTGACAACTTCTGAGTCGTCGAGGATTACGTATTTTCTGTCCATGATTCTTTATGGGATATCG